GTGAGGACGTCGATGATATCTATCGATACCGGGTCAAAAGTTACCATCTCCTTTACAGAGGTGCTTGCTTGACGCTCGGCGCCGGATTCCTTAAGGATCGACTTTCACCTGCCTGGGGAGCCTACACTAGGTTCACAGCTGAGATGAATTTCGGTCCTGTCCTGCACACCCTTCTCCCAATGGCAGCCCTCTACTACGGTTACCGTATTGGATTGGCCTTTCTTAAACGTCAGGTCAGTACAACTATGATTACCTACAAGTTAGTGAAGGACTGTCATATGGTGAAGGACAGCGAGGTGCGGATGGAAAAGCATCACCACACTGCGGTCAAATACAAAGACATGTACTTCGCTGAATACGCGGTGCATGACGATGTGTCTATGTTTGGCTACAAGTTGTCAAGCTTTTTCCCTTCGATCACCAGACGCAAAAACAACATAAAGATATCATACGAACTCTTCTCCCAGCTCATGCCAACGATCAACTGCTCTTCTGACTTCAAAGCCACTCATCTTCGTGTCCATCGAGACATTCAGAGAGTTGCCAGTGTCAATATCGACAGGGGGTTCGCGTCTAAAAATGGAATCATCCAGAACACGGCCAACATCATGGTAGCCTACGGGTTGCACATGCGTGACGGCCAAGTGACGGATGAGCATTTAAACTGACAAGGGCGTACGTCTACGGGTATCGGGTGTGTGACCCAGGTCTCCCAAACATTGTCTCAAACATTGTTAGGGATTCCGACGAATGTAAATGGAAATTAGACCCTTCCGTTCCCGTTCGGTTACACACACGACGACCCGTAGCAGTTTTCGGCCCACATAGGATCGAGAACATCGTGCGCCCCCAAGCCGACCCAGATGATCGTAATGGTTTGCTCCTGGCATGCCTAAAGAGAGTGACACCCCAAATGCCTGAATACACAGATTATGGGCTAGAGGACTATGCTGAAAAATTCTTTAAACAATTCATCCCGGTGATGTGTGATAGCGATATCATGACATTTGGTGAATTCATAGACAGCATGGACAAACCTCTGGCCTTTAAGGAACAGGTCAGGGAGTATCACGAAAACCGGACAAGGGACTATGACATACGTAAAAATCGGACCACATCAAGTTTTGCTAAGGATGAAGACTATGATGAGATCAAAGTTCTGCGTGGTATTCAAGGAATTTCAAAGATGTCACTTAGAGGTGATTTGAATTCCTACTACGCCAGAATTATTAAATCTATGGAGAAGATTATATACGAGTCATGTCCTGGCTTAGTTAAACACATGACGCCGGATGAGCGTCTCCAGTTGATCACGGAGCTGGGGACGTCGTCTTATGCTTCTGCGAATGACTACTCATCATACGAAGCTTCTTTCACAGTGGAAAGAATGGAAGCGGTGCAGCTCAAGTTGTACAAACATTGCTTAGGCGGTGTTTCAGGCAACGAGCGAATCCTTAGGGGAATTCGTGAAGTCATCACTGGAACAAACAAATTGCAGTTCAAAAGGACTGGACTGAGTTTTAAGTGTGATGGGCGTAAGATGTCTGGTGACCCAGACACAGCCTTATCCAACGCTATAGACAACTTAGTCTGCCTTACCTTCCTCCTCTCAAAACGAGGAGTCCCACCGGAGCAATCCACTCGGATGCTTTTTGTGGAAGGTGATGACAACATCGGTGTGTACGGACAACACACGCTGAATAAACACGACTTTACCCCTCTCGGACTCAAAGCCAAGCCTATAACACCGCGGGATCAAAAGGAGGTTGATGACATAGG